TTTGCATTGGTGTCATACCTTGTTGCCTAGCTTTAGTAAAGCTATCTGCAACTTCGTACTCAAGACCATAAGGTCTAGCAGTTTTAAACAGTACCAATAAGAATTGGTAATGATGATTTTTAGTTGGCAGTAATTCCAAAGGAATTAATTGCGTTAGTGTGTTGTAGTCGTACATAAGCTACCTTTCAGTTGGTCGTTAATATTTAATAATAAATACTTCTTCATAAATTCAGAAGTATTTTTTATTACTCAAGTCCTTTTGCAATTCCTATTGCAAAAAAAGAAACTGTACCAAGTCCATATCCTATAAAACTTTCTACGAAAGTTGTTGGTGGTTCTACGAACAATAGGCATATGCCACTTGTGATACACATAAAGAAACAGAATAAACTTATCCAAAGATAAGTTGTTGGTTTAAAGTTAAACATAGTTTAAGTCCTTTCAGTTAAGGTTAAAGTTTAAACATAGTCTCATAAAGAGACTATGTCAAGGGAAGATTACATAAAATTAAATTTAAGATTTAATTTTAATAATTTAGTATCAGATAAGTCTGATACCTTGTAAGTTTTCACATTACATCTTAACCAATCACAATTTTTTCTAAATTGTTTTATCTTTTTTTGGTCTTCTGCTTCTATAAAGCAGTCCATCATATTAGTTTTCCATTTTGACATAGTCAAATCCTTTCAGTTAAGGTTAAAGTTTAAACATAGTCTCATAAAGAGACTATGTCAAGGGAAGAAATTTATTTTATAAATTTAGTTGCTAGTCTTCGTACATCTGCATCTGCATACTTGTCCAATTCTGGACGATTTCGTAAGAAGTCAAAAAGTTCATTTAACTTTTTTTGTTTGTAGTGCTTCCTAGTAATAGGAAGACTTTTTGGATTGAATAAAGTCATACAAGTCCTTTCAGTTAAATTTTTGTAGTTAGTAATAAATACTTCTTCATTACATTCAGAAGTATTTTTTACTAGGTCGCCGAGTTTCACTTGCGTTGTACCCTTGCCCATCTGCCTAGATGCAAGAGAGCAAGGGAAACAACTTGGGAAGGAAACCAAGAGAGTAATACATATAATAAATACTTCTTCATAAATTCAGAAGTATTTTTTATATAACTGCATTGAAAACATTAGGGAAAATGAAGTTGAAAACTTCATTACATGCACTTGCGTAGCACTTACACAGACCTGCATAGGCATCACACACTCACGAACTGTCAGAAAATTGACATAGAATATGTCAAGATATTGACAGAATGTCAAAGGTTGTCAAAGAATTGACATAGAATATGTCAAAGAACTGACACAAAGTGTCAAATAACTGACAAAATGGAACCTTAAATCTACGATTTAACTAGATGTCAAAAATTTGACCCATAGGGTCAGGAAAAATCTGCTTCGCCTTTATATATATAAAAGGGTACCCCCACAAAATTATGGAGGATTTGGACTTGTACTTGTTGATAATCATTATTAATCGGGGAGTCTCAAAATAGATTTACACAACACTGCACGAGGGATGCAATAGAGACTATATAGTTATGTGTTGTATTGATTTGTGTTCCCTACAGGTATACCTTTAACCCTGGAAACTTAGTGATAAGTATATCATACTTTTTAAAAACTCACAATAGTTTTTTTAACTTTTTTATAAACACAATATAGTGTATAATACAATAATGAAAAAACAACCAAAGCATTTATTATATGCCCACTTAGATGATGCAGGTCTTAGAGACTTAATTAAAGAAGTATCAGCTACCAGAAAAAAGGTAAACGCAGGTAGAGACTTAATTGAGATGAGACGTGAGTACATGAGAAGAGTTGAAGAAAGGAGACTTAAAATGGCAGAGAAGAAAAGTAAGAAGTTACCTGAAGGACAAAAGGTACAGATGCTAGAGAATGCACAACAGAAGTATCAGAACTTTGCAAAGAACACATTACCTAGTGGACTATCAGCTATGCAAGAGAAGTTCTGTTTAGAATACACAGCTACAGGTGACGTATTAAGTGCGTATCGTTCAGCAGGTTATAAAGATTTAAACAATGATGCAAAGACTCGTGCTGAAGCTAAACGATTATTAAAGAATGATAAAGTAGAAGAAAGATGTAATCAAATAAGACTAGACGCAATGAAAGACGTAAGTGTTAATATTAATGAAGTTGTAAAGAAGTTTATGGATGTGTACAATCGTGGTCTTGCAGATAATGACCTAACCAATGCTAATAGAGCCATGGAGTTTATAGGTAAACATCTAGGTATGTTAATTGAACGTCAAGAAATTAAACAGGACATTACAACTAAATCACCTGAAGAATTAGAACGTGAGATAAAGCATTATGAAAATGTTGTCAAACTTGAAAAGATTAATAAGAAATAGTATAAAAGCTATTTATTATTTCTTTTTATTTTTTTTCGTGTTATGGATATTATATATAATGGTTATGGCAGGATGGAATACATTTTGTAAAGGATGTCCAGTTAAATGGTACACAGCAAATGTTGAACCTATACTTCCTAGACCTGAACCTAAACCTGAACCACCAGTAATCATAGAAGAGGAAGAAGAAGAAGATGAAGACTGGGATGATGATGACGAGGAAACAGATTGGCGATAAAAATAATTAGGGGAAATACATATTGGTTTTTACCTTTAGATTTTGAACGAAGAGTAAGACCAAAAGAATATAAAACACCAGTGATACATTATGGACCTAATACAAAAGCCAAGTGATAACTTAATTAAACTAAGAGAGTTATACTTTCAAAAAGCAGTTTTACAATCTAAAGATAGCTTTCTACATTTCATAGCTATGTTTGCACCTACTCTTGTACCTGATTGGATAATGGGTAGACATATACATCTTATAGCTGATAGACTACAAAAAGTTGAAAGTGGAGAAATAAAAAGACTTATGGTGTTTCTTCCCCCACGTTCTTCCAAGTCAGTGATATGTTCCAAGTTATTTCCTGCGTGGTACGTAGGTAGACATCCACAACATGAGATATTAACTGTATCACACTCAGACCAACTAGCTTCAGACTTTGGTAGAAGTGTAAGAGACTTAGTTAACTTTGATTTATTTAATACAGTATTTCCAGATGTAACATTACGTAGTGATGTACGAGCTGCAGGTAAATGGAAAACAAATCAAGGTGGAACTTATTATGCAGCAGGTGTTCGTAGTCAGATTGCAGGTCGTGGTGCCCATGTGGCAATACTAGATGACGTAATGTCTGAAGAGGACTCCTTTAGTGAAACAGGTAGACGATATGTAAAGGAATGGTACCCTTCAGGTTTACGTACACGTATTATGCCTAATGGTTCAATTGTCATTATTAATACACGTTATCATGAAGACGATTTATGTGGTTGGTTACTAAGACAAGAATCACAAATAGAATTAGAAAATAAATGGGAAGTAATAAAGATACCTGCATGGGTAGACGAACCTTCAAGTAAAATGCTGAACCTTCCAGTAGGCTCAAGTTATTTTCCTGAGTGGAAGCCAAGTGAAATACTCAAGAATGATGAAGAAGAGATAAAGGCAAGTAATGGCTCACGATATTGGGAGTCTCTCTACATGCAGAATCCTGTGCCAGATACAGGTGGTATTATTAAAAAGAAATGGTTACAGTGGTGGGATTATGATGAGCCACCTGCATGTGACTATATAATACAAACATATGATACTGCATTCTCTACAAAGACTACAGCAGACTTTAGTGTAATACAAACCTGGGGTATCTTTGAACATATGGAAACTGATTCAACAGGACGAGAGAACTGGGTATCTAATTTAATATTATTAGGAAATGAAAAAGGTAGATTTGACTACCCAGCATTAAGAACTAAAGCACAAGAGTTATATGACTATCATAAACCTGATGTGTGTATTATTGAGAAGAAAGCTAGTGGACAATCATTAATACAAGATTTAAGACGTGCAGGTTTACCTGTACTTGATTATATTCCTGATAGGGATAAGACTGCTAGAGTGTACGCAGCAACTCCTTTAATGGAAGCAGGACGTGTATGGTTGCCTAAAGGTTATGAATGGAGTGACGATTTATATGGTGAAGCAATTACGTTTCCAAATGCACGACATGATGACCAAGTAGACGCAATGACTATGGCAATACATTACATGAAAGAATCCTGGAACTTACTTCATCCTGATGACCCTGATTATGAAGAAGGTTATGAAAGAAAAAAAAGGGTTGCATACTGGAAGTTTTAAGTATATAATAATATAATATTAACTGTGAAAGAAAAATTATGCCAACGGAAAAAAATCCTTTTGATAAGATAAATACACCTACTGAAGAAAATGAAGTAGAAGAAATAGAAACTCAAGAAGTTCTTCCTGATGAAAGTGTAGCAATGATGGAAGATGGTTCAGCAGTAGTTGACCTAATGGGTAGACCTGCCATTATGCCTGAAGAAGGTATGCCAGGTGGACATTATGATAATTTAGTTCCAACTATTGATGATGGACAATTACAAGAGATTGGTGCAGATGTTTATGAAAAGTATCAATCAGATAAAGAGTCAAGACAAGAATGGGAAGAAACTTTTCAAAGAGGTTTTGATTTACTAGGACTAAAACTAAAAGAAACTTCAGAACCATTTGAAGGTGCATGTACTGCAGTTCATCCACTCTTAATAGAGTCAGCAGTGAAGTTTCAATCTAAAGCCTCTCAGGAATTATTTCCTGCAGGTGGACCAGTAATGGCTCAGATAATTGGAACTGAGACTGAACAAAAACAACAACAAGCATCTCGTGTAAAACAGTTTATGAATTATCAGTTAACTGACATGATGCCTGAATACTTTCATGAGTTTGAAAGAATGTTATTTCATTTACCAATTATTGGTTCAGCATTTAAAAAGATTTATTATGATGCATCATTAGACAGACCATGTTCAGAGTTTGTTCCTATTGACCAGTTCTATGTGTCTTATCATGCTTCAGATTTAATGAAGGCAGATAGATATACACATGTTATATTACGTAATCCAAATGACTTAGCAAAAGAAATTGCTGCAGGTGTGTACGAAGATATTGAATTACCTGAAGCACAACCAGTTGAACAAACGTCAATGTCAATGAAAGTTGACGAGATTATGGGTACAGCTATACCTGCTGACTCTGACCCTCAGTACGTTTTATTAGAACAACATTGTTATTTAGATTTAGATGATAGTGGTATTGGTTTACCTTATATTGTAACAGTTGAAGAAAGTTCACAAAAAGTTTTATCTATTAGAAGAAACTATAATGAAGATGACCCAACTAAACAAAAGAAAATGTTCTTTACACATTATAAATTTGTTCCAGGTTTTGGTTTCTATGGTTTAGGTCTAATACATTTCTTAGGTAATCTTACAATGACTGCAACTGCAGCTATGAGAAACTTAGTTGACTCTGGACAGTTTGCAACATTACCTGCAGGTTTTAAAGCTAAAGGTGTTAAAGTTGTAGGTGACAATGAGT